TCACATTGCTGATGACTTCTTTGCCTCTGTTTATCCTACTATTTCTTCTGGACAGAGCACAAAGGTAATTATCGTTTCTACCCCTCGTGGTATGAATCACTTCTACCGCATGTGGCACGATGCAGAGAAGGGAAAAAATGAATACGTACCAACCGATGTTCATTGGTCTGAAGTTCCCGGTAGGGATGAAGCGTGGAAGGAACAGACTATTTCCAACACTTCAGAACAGCAATTTAAGGTTGAGTTTGAGTGTGAATTTTTAGGATCAGTTAATACATTAATCAATCCAGCAAAACTTAGAAATCTTGTATATGAGGATCCTATACAAAGAAATGCTGGATTAGATGTTTATGAAAAACCTAGGGCAGACCACAATTATCTCATAACAGTTGACGTTGCTCGTGGATTGGGTAACGATTATTCTGCATTTATTGTTTTTGATATTACAGAGTTTCCATATAAAGTGGTTGGAAAATATAGAAATAATGAGATTAAGCCCATGCTATTTCCAAGTATTATTCTAGAGACTGCTAAAGGATATAATAATGCTTGGTTATTAATTGAAGTCAATGACATTGGTGAACAAGTTGCCAATATCTTACATTATGACCTAGAATATGAAAATATGTTAATGGCTGCAATGAGAGGTCGTGCTGGGCAGGTAGTTGGACATGGTTTCTCCGGTAAAAAGTCACAAATGGGTGTAAGAATGACTGCAGCAGTCAAGAAATTGGGTTGTTCAAATCTTAAAACGTTACTAGAAGATGATAAGTTACTAACACTAGATTATGAAATTATATCTGAACTTACAACATTTGCACAAAAACATAATTCATTTGAGGCAGAAGAAGGATGTAATGATGACTTGGCAATGTGTCTGGTTATATTTGCTTGGCTAGTTGCTCAAGAGTATTTTAAAGAAATGACGGACAATGATATTCGTAAAAGAATATATGAAGAGCAAAGAAATCAAATTGAACAAGATATGGCACCATTTGGATTTATACTAGATGGTTTGGATGAAAGTACATTTGTCGATGATACTGGAGATAGGTGGCATACTGATGAATATGGTGATCGCTCATATATGTGGGATTATTATTAATGGATCTAGATAAGCAAATAAATTTAGAACATATATTATTATTTGATAGAGAATGTAGAGTCTGCGGAGAAACTAAAAATTTAATAGATGACTTTTATATGACCAGAAAAGGAAGAGGTGCGTTACCGTCTTCATATTCATATGAGTGTAAAGAATGCACAAAGAAAAGGGTATTGAATAGTAGGAAGATAGTTAACAATCAGTCTAAATGGGAATATCCTGACTGGTAACATTGTTCACGCACCGTTTCCCCATTAAAAGAGTGGTTTTTAATAAATAACTTTAGAATAATCTTGGACTAAGGAGAATAGAAGATGCCAGTAAATTTAGCATCTCCTGGTATTGTAGTAAGAGAAGTTGATCTCACTGTAGGTAGAGTAGATGCTACTAGCGGTGGCATTGGTGCTTTGGTTGCACCATTTGAGAAAGGACCTGTCGATTTACCAGTGTTTGTTGGAGATGAGTCAGATCTTCTAAGAAACTTTGGAGAGCCACACGGTACAGATAAGCACTATGAAAATTGGTTAGTTGCTTCATCATATCTAGCATATGGGGGCAACCTTCAAGTTGTAAGAGCAGATGACGCAGACTTGCTGAATGCTGTCAGTGCTGGAACGACAGAAATTAAAATTAAAAATTCCACTCATTATGGTGAACTTGGATATGATAACAATGTAATCCCAAATGCCGTATTTGTTGCAAGAAATCCAGGATCTTGGGCAAATGGAATTAAGGTATCTGTCATCGACTCTAAAGCAGATCAGATTCTTACTCTTTCTGCAGCAAATAATATTGCAGTAGGTTATGGCGTAACTCAGGCAATTTCTGCAGTTATTCCTGGAGCAGGAACAACAACATCTCTTGATGGTCACCTGAAAGGTATTGTAACAGAGGTTGATGGTGTTAATGCATACGTTAAAGTTCTTTCACACGTTTCTGCTGCTGGAGTAGAAACCGAAGTTGACTATCAACCATCTGGTGTTTATGCATTCTCTGGTTCTGGCACTGTTGCAATTCACACTAATGGGCAAGCAACATCATATGCTACAACTTCAGTAACTGCACAATCAGATTGGTTTGATCAACAAACCATTTCTTTAACTGGATCAACATTATATTGGAATTCAATTGCTGATCGTCCTGGAACTTCTTCATATGCAGAAACAAGAGGATCAAGATTTGACGAACTGCATGTAGTTGTTTTTGATGACAAGGGTGAAGTAACAGGAAATGCTGGAACAATCTTAGAAAAACATCTTTCACTTTCAAAAGGATCTGATGCAGAATATTCATTAGGATCTACGTCATATTGGAGAAAGTATCTTAAGAATGTTTCACCCAATCTATTTGGTGGTAGTGCTCCAACTGGAATTACTACAACATCATATAGTAGTGGTTTTACACTAACATCCAATGGATCTTGGGATAAGAAATCCGATGGAATACATTTTGCTGCTGTTGGTAATGCCACTTACACGATGAGTGGTGGAAAAAATTATGATGGTGGAACAGACCTCACTGCAACTGGCGCTTTAACATCATCTTTAGATAATCTATCAAACGGATATGGGTTATTTGAAAATACGAATAATTATGATATAGATTTTCTGTTGATGGGTTCTGCAAATTATGGAAAAGAAACAGCACAGGCTTTAGCAAATAAACTAATTTCTGTTGCAGAAATAAGAAAAGATGCTCTAGCATTTATTTCACCATACAGACTGGCATTTTTAAATGATGGTACTGTAGGGTCTGTAACAGTAAATTCTGATGCTACAATTACCGATAATATCATTGAGTTTTATTCATCAGTCACTTCATCAACATATGCAGTATTTGATAGTGGATACAAGTACATGTATGATAGATTTACAGATACTTTCCGCTATATTCCACTAAACGGAGACATTGCTGGATTGTGTGCTAGAAACGACCTCAACAACTTCCCATGGTTCTCACCTGCTGGAACTTCTAGAGGTGCTATCCTGAATGCAGTTAAGCTGACCTACAACCCAAGCAAAACTCAAAGAGATAGACTTTATTCCAATAGAGTAAATCCAGTGATTTTCTCACCTGGTGATGGCATCGTTCTATTTGGTGATAAGACTGGTTTCGCCAAGTCTTCTGCCTTCGATAGAATCAACGTTCGTCGCCTGTTCATCTATTTGGAGGAAGCAATCTCTGCTGCTGCCAGAGACCATCTCTTCGAATTTAATGATGAGATTACGAGAACTAACTTTGTTAATATTGTTGAACCATTCCTCCGCGATGTCCAATCCAAGAGAGGCATATTTGATTATGTTGTTATTTGTGATGAAACAAATAACACTGCTGCCGTTATCGATAATAATGAATTTGTCGCTGACATCTACATTAAACCAAATAGATCAATCAACTTCATTGGTCTAACATTTGTTGCTACCAGAACTGGCGTTTCCTTCGCTGAAGTCGTTGGTAACGTTTGATAATTATTTTTATTAATCAACCTTAGAGGTAAACAAAAAATGGCAACCAGAAATCAACTCAATCCACCCCCACTAAGAAAGATTACTGACTTCAAGAGTAAACTGGCTGGTGGCGGTGCTCGCTCCAATTTATTTGAAGTTGAGCTTTCATTTCCAAGCAGCGTAGGCGTTGATGGGATCAATGATATTCTTAACAAGGCAAGATTTCTTGTTAAGGCAGCACAACTTCCAGCATCAAACGTAGCGCCAATTGAAGTTCCTTTTAGAGGAAGAACTCTTAAAATTGCTGGAGATAGATCATTCGACTCTTGGACAATAACAGTCATCAACGATACTGATTTTGCTATTCGTTCCGCATTTGAAAAGTGGATGAATACAATCAATAGAGTTTCTGATAATACTGGTATTACTGATCCTGCACTATATCAAGCAGACGCTTACGTTTATCAATTAGATCGTAGTGGAGAAACTCTTAGAAAGTATCATTTCTATGATGTTTTTCCAACTCAGGTAGCACCAATTGAACTTTCATATGATAATACTGGCGCTATTCAGGAGTTCAGTGTAGAATTGCAAGTCCTTTGGTGGGAAGCAGTTAGAGGTAATGCTGCTAATGCTGGCGGAGAAGACATTAACTAAATAGTCAATAATAAGCAAATAGTTATACGATGGCAAGACTTTTTGGTTTCTCTATTGACGGCGATCAAAGTAAACCACCTTCAGTTATTTCCCCCGTTCCTCAAAATAATGAGGACGGGGTTGATAGCTATATTAGCAGTGGTTTTTATGGTCACTACCTCGATATTGAGGGAGTCTATAGAACAGAGCATGATTTAATTAAAAGATATCGTGAGATGGCACTTCATCCAGAGTGTGATGGTGCCATTGAAGATGTAGTAAATGAAGCTATCGTTAGTGATCTTTATGATTCGCCAGTTGAAATTGAGTTGTCAAATTTAAATGCCAGTGAAAGATTAAAACTGATTATTAGAGATGAATTTAAATCCATTAAAGAAATGATGGATTTTGATAAAAAATGTCATGAAATTTTTAGGAATTGGTATGTTGATGGAAGACTTTATTATCTAAAAGTAATTGATCTTAAAAATCCTCAGGCAGGTATTCAAGATTTGAGGTATATTGATCCAATGAAGATCAAATATATCCGCGAGGAAAAGAAAGAAGATAAAAGAGGTCTTGCCATTGCAAATGCTGCAATGAACGGAACGAAAACTGCAGAAGGTGTAATAGAACCAAAAATTGAGGAATATTTTCTTTATACACCAAAACCAAATTATCCATCTGGCACTTTTTCTGGTGCAGGTGGAAAAACAAAGGGTGTAAAAATTGCAAAGGATTCAATCACTTATTGTAGTTCTGGTCTTGTAGACAGAAACAAAGGAACTGTACTTTCTTATCTCCACAAAGCAATCAAGGCACTCAATCAACTTCGCATGATTGAGGACTCTCTGGTTATCTATAGGCTTTCGAGAGCACCGGAGCGTAGAATTTTTTATATTGATGTTGGCAATCTTCCAAAAGTAAAAGCGGAGCAATATCTCAAAGAGGTTATGTCTCGCTATAGAAATAAGTTGGCATATGATGCTTCAACTGGTGAAGTTCGTGATGATCGTAAATTTATGTCAATGATGGAAGATTTCTGGTTACCTCGCCGCGAAGGTGGCAGAGGAACTGAGATCACCACACTTCCAGGTGGACAGAATTTGGGAGAACTTTCCGATATCGAGTATTTCCAAAAGAAACTTTATAGAGCACTTGGAGTTCCGGAGTCAAGAATTGCTGCCGATGGTGGATTCAATCTTGGTCGTTCATCTGAAATTTTAAGAGATGAACTTAAGTTTGCTAAGTTTGTTGGTCGTTTGAGAAAGAGATTTTCTCAAATGTTCAATGATATGTTGAGAACTCAATTGATTCTCAAGAATATTGTAACTCCCGAAGATTGGGAAGTTATGTCGGATCATATTCAATATGATTTTCTATATGATAATCAGTTTGCTGAACTGAAAGAAAGTGAAATGCTTCAGAGTAGATTGGGAAATCTTGCTACTATCGAACCTTATATTGGCAAGTATTTCTCTACAGAATATGTCAGAAAGAAAGTTCTTCGTCAAACTGATTCTGAGATTATTGAAATTGATATGCAAATAGAAGATGAGATTTCAAAGGGAATTCTACCAGATCCATCAACTATAGATCCAATTACCGGTGAACCACTACCACAAGGTGGTGATTTGGGAGAACCAATAAATGAACCAGATATGGAATCTGACGCATCAGTAGTAGATGCTGAGATGCAAAAAGATACCAAAAAGGCAGAAATATAAATATAGCATATAGACAACATTAATTTTTATGGAAACTGATAAATCAAAATATTCCAATGTGATTGATATGATCGCATCTGATGTTACAGCTTCTGAAATATCCGATGCGATGAAAAACGCATTGTATACAAAAGCTGCAGAAAAAATTGAAAATCTTAGACCAATTGTAGCATCAAGTTTATTTGGTGGTGAAAGTGAAATTGACCAAGAAACACCAGAGGAACAAGAATAATGATCATTAAACCAGTATCTGCTTCCGAAGATATTCAAGTAGGACCAAGTGCAGATGCAACTGTTCTTGCAAATACACTGATTTACATTGTAAATACAAATACTACTGCTGCAGGAATCCTTGTTGCAGAAGCTACACCAAAAACGGTGTATGTTCCTGCACAAGGAAGTATTGTTCTTGAAAAGGAGCATGGTGCAGTAATTGATGCAGCTCATGGTCAAGTAGGTATAACTACTCACGTCTGGGCACAAGCCGTCGCATACACAAACTAAGAAAAATGAAACTAATCACGGAAGAAATTTCAAGCGTAGAATTTATTACTGAAGGTAAAGGTTCAGCAAAAAAGTGCTTTATCAAAGGTATTTTTCTTCAAGCCGAGCAAGTCAATAGAAATGGTAGACTTTATCCCATGCCAATCATGGAGAAGGAAGTCAATCGTTATAATGAAAACTTTGTTATGAAAGGGCGTGCTCTTGGAGAACTTGGACACCCAGATGGTCCTACCGTAAATCTTGATAGAGTTTCTCATAAGATTTGTGAACTTACAAAAGTTGGCAATAATTTCGTAGGTAAGGCACAACTTCTTGAAACACCAATGGGAAAAATTGCCAAATCCCTAATCAGTGAAGGAGTTACCCTAGGTGTTTCTTCTCGTGGTGTTGGTTCACTTAGAATGACCAATGAAGGTCATAAAATTGTCGGTGAAGATTTCATGTTAGCAACTGCTGCTGATATCGTAGCTGATCCCTCTGCTCCCGATGCTTTTGTTTCGGGAATTATGGAAGGAAAAGAGTGGGTTTGGGAAGGAGGAATTCTCCGTGAACAACTCGCAGAAAAAACTTACAAGAAAATTAATACACTAGTTGACCAAAGAATGCTTGAAGATTATAAGTTGAATTTATTCAATGATTTTCTTTCAAATCTCTGATTTATAAATAAATATAGATTATACCAAAGTTAATCGAAAGAAAAATGTCCGCTGATAGTAACTTACAGGAAATGGAAAATGTAGTAACAAAGGGTGCGGCACCTGCAGAACCAATGCAAGGCGGTGTTCCTTATGAGGATCTTGGTGGTCCTACCCCAGAAAACTCAAGACCAGACGACGATTCTAACAAATTGAACGTACCTGGAAAAACTCTTGCTCAGGTAAGAGATGTTGTCAACGCTAAAGCTGTTGCAGCTGAGGAAGTTGAGGCAGAGGAAGATCAAGAAATCGTTGCTGAAGAAGAGACTACCGAAGAGGAAGTTGTTTCCGAAGAGGAAGTAACTGAAGAGGAAGTCGTTGCCGAAGCAGAGGAAATCGAACCCGAGTTTAACATCGAAGAAGATGTACAAGCACTCTTCGAAGGTGAAGAGCTTTCTGAGGAGTTCCAAGAGAAAGCACGCACTATTTTCGAAGCTGCTATCAGCACAAAAGTTAACGAAATCAAAGAAAATCTTCAATCCGCATACGAGTCTGTTCTCGTAGAAGAGATTGAAACTATTAAAGAAGGTCTAACCGAAAGACTCGACGCATACCTTGAGTATGTTGCTGATGAGTGGATCCAAGAGAACGCTCTTCAAGTTGAGCACGGTCTTAAGACTGAAATGACCGAATCATTCCTTGCCGGAATGAAGAGTCTTTTTGAAGATCATTATGTAACCATCCCTGAAGATAGATATGATGTAATCGAGAGCATGGTAGATAAACTTGATGAAATGGAAGGTAAACTCAACGAGCA